GGGTTGGGCCTCAGGGATGTGGTCGGGAAGGTGGGCAAGCTGGGCAAGGCGCTCCCGGGGGAAGCGGTATTCGAGGCGGGACTCAAGGCCTTTGAAACGTTCAACACGGCCAAGACCGACGACGAGAAGGGCGAAGGGTACGGCGCCGCCGCCGGCGGCCTGGCGGGGACGATGGCCGGTGCTGCCGCCGGTGCGGCGATCGGTTCGGTAGTGCCCATTCTTGGCACGGCCGTGGGCGGCATGGTCGGCGCCATGTTGGGCGCGATGGGTGGCGAATCGCTGGGATCGATGCTGGGCAAGTCGGCGTTGGCCAAGTCGCTGTTCGGCAGTGAGTCGGCTCCGGGTGATGTGGTGCGCTCGATGACGAAGCAGGCGGGACCGCCTGCAGCGCCGTCGCCGCTGTTGCTCAAGCCGGAGATCAAGCCGGCCGCGATCGAGCAGACAATCACCTTTGCCCCGCATATGCCGATCACGATCGAGGGCGACGTGAAGGACCCAGCGGAGTTGACCCGTCAGCTGGACACGATGCTGCAAAACCGGTTTCGCGATTTTTCGCGGGAGCTGGAAGACTCGGCCCGCCGGGCCAATGCCCGCCAACTGTACGACAGCCCGCACGTCGGGTAAGGAGGTTCCATGGCCTACATGGAACAGATGCAAAGCACCCTCGGTTATCTGGCGTCGGCCGGTGAAGCGGGGCGGCGCAGCCTGGACGGCATGCTGGGCCCGGTCAACGGTGCGATCAGCGAAATCACCGGCGCCGCTTCGGAGCTGGAGAGCCTGCCGATCGTGGGCCCGATCGTCGGCGAGAAACTGCAGCGGGTAATGCGCGGCATCAGCACCGCCCAGGCCAATGTCGGCCGGGTGGTGGCGGTCTACAACCAGGCCACGCGCGCCGCGTCGCAGATCGATGAGCGCTTAGGCGTGTTGGGCGTGCAGGCGGCCCGGGCCAAAAGCGCGGTCAACCAGATCGCCGGCAAGCTCAATCCGGCGCTGGGCGACATCCTGCCCACCAGCGTGTTTGCCCCCAACGAAACGCCGGCGGTGGAGGCGATCAAGGCCTTTCCGCACTTGCTGATCCTGCAGCCGCACAAGACCAGCGCGCAGCCGTATTACTTCAACCTGGACACGGCCGCCTTTGACGAGCTGCGCCGGCAAAGCGCGTTCCGCTGGGCCAGCCAGGAGCGGCTGACGCGGCGCCAGGCGCAACAGGCGGTCGGCATCGGCGATGAAAAAATGACCCTCAAGGGCGCGATCTTTCCCGGGCACAAGGGCGGGCTCAAGCAGCTGGACACCCTGCGCAGCATCGGCAACCAGTTGCTGCCGCTGGGGTTGACCACCGGTTATGGGCTGGTCCTGGGCGATTGGTGCCTGACCAACATCGAGGAAGAACAAAGCGCCCTGCTGCAGGGCGGTATTCCGCGCAAACAAGCCTTTACCCTGGAGTTTGTCCGCTATGGCGAGGACCTGCAGAACCTCTGACGGGGACGTGCTGTTCACCCTCTGTCACAACTATTACGGCCACCTGGATGGCACCGTCGAGGCGGTCCTGGAGGCCAACCCCGGGTTGTCGGTCGAGGTCCAGCCTTATCGCGGCGGGCTGCTGATCGTGCTGCCCGAGCTGGCCCGTGGCAGCGATGACCAGGTGATCCAATTGTGGTCCTAAGCGTTACGCGTAACGACCTGTTGAAATTCCCCCGAGCCCCGCCTAAGTGCGGGGCTTTTTCTTGGAGTCGCCATGACCCCCCTGTTTCGGATCGTTGCCAACGGCAGCGACATTACCCGCCTGATCAACGATCGCCTGCTGTTGCTACGCACCCTGGACAAGCCCGGCATGGAGTCGGACGAATTCGAGTTGCGCATCGATGACCGTGACAGCGCCGTGTCGCTGCCCGAGCGCGGGGCCAGCATCGAAATCTATTTAGGTTATGCCGAGACCAGCCTGGTGCGCCTGGGGCGTTACACGGTCGACGAGGTCGAGTTGTCCGGCCCACCGGATACCCTGGTGATCCGGGGCAAGGCCAGCGACATGCGCGGCAGTGGCAAGACCACGCGTAGCGGCAGCTGGGAAGGCGTCAGCCTGGCGGCGATCGTGGCCACCGTCGCCCGGCGCAACGGCTGGGAGCCGGCCTGTACCGTGGGCACGATCGTGCCCCGGGCTGACCAGCTCGGCGAATCGGATTTTAACTTCATCACCCGGCTGGCCAGGCAGCACGATTGCACCGCGAAGGTGGCGGACGGCAAGTTGTTGGTGATGCCGCGTCAGGGTGGCGTCACGGCCAGCGGCAAGGCCTTTGGCGTCGTGACCATCACCCGGGCCGACGTCAGCCGCTTTTCATTCCGCCTTGGCGATCGCTCGACCCACCAGGCGGTTAACGCGCAGTACCAGGACAAGGCCACCGGCAAACTGACGGTGGTCAGCCTGGGCAATGCCGACGCACCGGACGGCCTGCCGCCGGTGCATACCGATCGGCATATCCACCCGAACAAGACCGCCGCCGAGCAGGCCGTCAAGGCGCGCCTGGCCGCGTTCAACCGCTCGACCGCCGCTGTGCGCCTGGAAATGCCCGGGCGTACCGACCTGTTTGCCGAGCGGGTGATTAACGCTTCGGGCTTTAAGGTCGGGCTCGATGGTGAGTACTTGGTCGATTCCCTGGAGCAGGTATTCACCCAGTCCGGCTGGTCGACCACCGTTGAATGCAACGGCGGCAAGCAGGGCAAGGCCAAGGCCAAAGGCAAGAAGCCCACCAAACCGCTGAGAGTCGTTTCCCCGCTGTGATCCTTAATCCCTCTGGCCGCCCACGGGCGGTTTTTTTGTGCCTGGAGTTTATGTTATGGCTTACCCCCCGCTGACCCAACAACACCTGCTGGCCATCCTGCCCAACTGCCGGCCGGTGGTCGGTGTCTTCCTGCCGGCACTCAACCGCGCCATGGCCCGCTTTGAGATCAACACCCGGGCGCGTCAGGCGGCGTTTCTGGCGCAGATCGGCCACGAGTCGGCGCAGCTGACCAAGTTGTCGGAAAGCCTGTACTACAAGGACGCCAAGCGGGTCGCGCAGTTGTTCAAGTATGGCTTTGACCTGAACCATAACGGCCGCGTCGAACCGGCCGAAGTCGAGTTTGCCCAGGGCTATCTGCGCAACTCGGAAAAGCTGGCCAACCGTGTGTACGGCGGCCGTTACGGGAATGGTCCCGAGGCGTCCGGCGACGGCTACAAGTACCGCGCTCGGGGGTTGATCGGCATCACCTTTCGCGACAACTACCGGCTGTGCGGCAAGGCCCTGGATCTGCCCCTGGTCGAGCAACCCGAATTGCTCGAGCAGGCGGAATACGCGGCGCTGTCAGCGGCCTGGTTCTGGTGGGATCGCAATTTGAGCGAAAAGGCCGACCTCGGGCTGTTCGATGGCATCAGCAGCGTGATAAACGGCGGCGGCAATGGCCGGGCCGAACGTCGCGAGCTGTGGGCCAAGGCCAAGGCGGTGTTATGCGCCTGATGGATTGGATACCTGCCGGCTATCGCGCCGGGGCGCTGGTGCTCGCCCTGGTGCTGCTGGCCGGCTTGAGTGCCGGCGGCGCTTGGCAGGTGCAGGACTGGCGTTATGGCCAGGCGCTGGCCAAAGAGGCCAAGAAGACCGCCGAGCAGCACGGCCAGGAACTGGCGGCGGTGGTGGGCCAGCTGGAAAAGCAGAAGACCGAGCGCGGCGTGCTCGAGACGCGACTACAGACTAACGACGAAACCCACTATCAGGAATTACAGCGTGCACAAACACTTCAGAAACGCTTGCGTGATCGTCTTGCTACTGGCGACCTACGGCTGTCAGTCCTACTCGCCAACGGCTACCCCGCCAGTGGTGATGGGCCAGTGTCAGCCACCACCGGCCCCGGCGGCGTGGTTCATGGCGCCGCACGAGCCGACCTTGAGCCAGCGCATGCGCAACGAATTATCGGCATCACCGACGACGGCGACGCCGGATTGATTGCGCTGGCGGCCTGTCAGGCCTACGCCAAAGAAGTCTCAACACCGAAGTGA